TAAAAAAGTTAATGATTCTGCAAATCAAATGTCTTCATATAGCTTACAGTTTTCCTCTAAGATTAAAACATTAGTAGGTGAATCCAAGTTCTATATTGATAACGATACATGCCCGACATGTGATCAGGAGATTACTCAAGAGAAAAAGGATGAAAAGGTATCTGAGATTAGTAAGAAGGCTAAGGAATTAAGTAACGCGTCTACAGATCTACAGAAGAAATTAGATGAAGCCAATATTGAGGTAGAAGGAAGTAAGGCTAAACTAAAAGAATTACAAAGTAGACAAACGCAGATCCTTGCTAATAACGACAAAATCGGTATACTTCAGAATGAGATTAATAAGTCATTAAAGGAAATAGAAAAGCTTTCTGGTCAGACTGGTGATATTAACGAAGCTAAAACCGAACTTGATGGTTTACGTGACAATAAAGATACTCAGACTGAGCGTAAGTTGAAGTACCTTGAAGAAAGAACTTACAATGAAATCATTGCTGAGCTGCTTAAAGACACTGGTATCAAGACTAAAATTATTAAGCAATACTTACCTGTTATGAATAAGTTAATTAACAACTATCTTCAGGTCTTGGATTTCTTCGTATCGTTTCACCTTGATGAGACTTTTACCGAAACTATCAGATCTCGTCACCGTGATAACTTTAACTATTCGTCTTTCTCTGAAGGTGAAAAGCAACGTATCGATTTGGCCTTGTTATTTACATGGCGTCAGATTGCTAAGATGAAGAATAGTGCTAGTACAAATTTATTAGTATTAGATGAAACTTTTGACTCATCTTTGGATCATGATGGTATAGATAACCTTACCAAGATACTCGATACCTTGGAAGAAGGATCTAACGTGTTTATAATTTCCCATAAAGGAGACATTCTGGAGAACAAATTTAGATCGAAGATCGAGTTTCATAAGGAACATAATTTCTCCAAGATCAAATAGCCCTCTACCTTAGGGCCAGACCTGAGTATGTCTGTTCGCTAAACTGCTCTCTTATTCCGGAAAGTTATAATAAATGACCACTTATAACAAATCGGTCTAAATAAAGTGTGTACACATACCGCGTTTTGCTATATAATGGTCCTATATTCTGAGTGAGGTGTATTTATGTCATTATTAACCAATCCTATCCTAGCCAAGCTTCTTGCTAAAGAGAACCTAGAGGTTCGTCACGGTAATTACCGTACAGCATGGTTTGACGTCCAAAACCGAGTCTTGGGTCTTCCTATCTGGAAAGACCATGGTAAAGATGTATACGATCTATTGGTTGGCCACGAAGTCGGTCATGCGTTATTCACTCCCTCTGAAGGTTGGCACGAATCCAATGAAGAGATAAAAGGTTGCCCACGTGGTTACCTCAACGTTATCGAAGATGTTCGTATTGAACGTAAGATTCGTGAGACTTACCCTGGTCTGATTTCTCCTATGCGACGTGGTTATAAAGTGCTTGTTGAGAAAGGCTTCTTCGGTGACATTGATAATTACGACATGGATAAGATGAAGCTTATCGATAAAATCAATGTTAAGTCAAAATTATCTACTGAAGTTATGGTTACATTCAATGCGGAAGAACAAATTCTATTCGATCGTTCTTTAGTTGCCGAGACTTGGTCAGAAGTTGTTCAGATTGTTCGTGATATTCTTGCCTATACTAAAGCCTTAGAAGATAACAAGGTCGAGCTTCCTCAGGCCCTAAGTGAGCAAGGTGATGAAAACGATGATGATAGTGATACTAACGAAACTCAACCATCTGTGACTGCTGCTCCTGAAGAAGACGAAGAAGAAGACGGCGATTCTCAGTCACTACAATCTGATTCTGAGCCTAAAGAAGCAGAATCCCCAGAGGGTGATTACGAGCCTAAAGCTGCTAAACCAGAACATAGCGATGAAGAGACTTCGGTCACCGATGAGATTTTCAGAGCTCATGAGCAGGATCTTTTAGACACTGATGAAGATGGTAAACAATCTATATTTGTTCGAGAGATGAGTAAAGAGCAACGCAAAATGTGTACTATCACGTATGCTCAGTTAGCATTTGATCGTGAATGTATTCAGCGAGCGGCGTTTAACGATTTTAGTAAATTCGAATTGAGTGAGAATCTTCCAGGAGAGTTTGCTCAATATTATAAAGCTATAAAGAAATCAATAATCCCTGCGGTTAAAGAGTTCGAGATGCGTAAAGCCGCATATCAATATCAGCGTTCATCTTCAGCTAAAACTGGAAGCATCAATGTAAATCAGGTCCATTCATACAAGTTTAACGACGACATTTTCAAGCGAGTATCTCTCCAGGCAGACGCAAAGAACCATGGTATGTTTTTGTTAGTTGATTTTTCTGGTTCTATGTTTAACACTATTGCTAATGCGCTTGATCAGGTAAGTCACTTGGTTGCTTTTTGTAAAGCTACTAATATACCGTTTGAGGTTTATGGATTTAGCTCGAATAACGATAATACTAGTAATGATTTTCAGGAAGGAACTATGGATCTTGACGATCTGTCACTATTCCAATTGACTAGCTCAACTCTTAAAAAGAAAGATTTTGAGATTTCTATATATCAAATGTGGTTACGCCAATACATACATGGCGATAAGGGGTACAATCTGCGGGTCCGTGGCATATCTGCCAGACAGGTGTATGCTAAGGTTGAAGATTTTGGATCCACTCCTTTGCACCAGGCATTAATCGTTTCGTATAACTTAGTGAAAGAGATGATTTTAAAGAACAATATCGAGAAAATGAATTTTGTAACTTTGACCGATGGTGATTCAAATACGCTTAGAGTATATAGATCATATGATACTAAAAACCGTGTACCTAATTCTTTAAAATCGTATACTATTGCGCTAGATAAGAAAAGATTAAATGTTTCGACCAGTGGCAGTAGAGAAATCAGTAAGATGGTTCTTGAGCAAATGTCAAGCGTCCTAGGTACCACAAACATTGGATTTTTTATTGCTGAGCAAAATCGTGAAATGAATCAGCGCTGTGCATATGTCATACATGATATTACTGGTAACTGGCATTATAGTTCCAAAGATACAAATGCCGAATTCCGCAAGAACCGTTGTGTTGCTTTCCAAAACACTCTCGGATATTCTGAATATTATATTCTGAAATCTGGAAATTTAACTACGGCAGAAGATGATGGATTCGAGTCTCTAGATGCTGGAACATCTAAAGGTAAGCTTAACTCTGAGTTCAAGAAGTTCTCAAAGTCTAAGAAAACTAACCGAGTCCTTATGACAAAATTTGCGAAAGCTGTGGCATAAAGAGTTATAAGAACGTGACCACTTATAACAAAATAGTCTAAAAAAAGTGTGTACTTTATCAGCGGTTGTGTTATAATGGTCCTATCAAATTGAAGAGAGATATATTATGAAAAATACAACTATTATGATCACCAACCCTGGCCTTACCACTCTTTATGTCGGCCAATTAATCCGCAAATCTTCGCTATCTAAAGTTCTTAGCAACAATTTCGCGAATACCGATGAAATAGATTTTTCCCCTTACAACGAAGTTGAACATAAAAAACTAGTTGCCGAAGCCCTAAAAATCTACCCTATAACCGCAATCTCTAAAGCCGATTACGAATATATCTATTAAATAGTTGAAAATAAGTGCACTTTTTAGTGTACAACCACTATGATTTGTGGTATAATACCTATGTAAATTAATGAAGAGAGACCTATATTATGAATGTAAGCACCTTGAATATCCTGAAAGAACTTAAAACAAACTCTCCTGACAGCACAATGTTCCGCACGTCGGTTATCGAATCGACTACTAAAGCTCTAGGCTATACTAATAAAGACTACTGGGGACCAATCTGTAATAAAGAGAACCGTGTTAGAAATGGCACTTATGACCTTTCCCCTCTCTTAGAGAAAATCACAATCGTTCCACCAGCGATTAATCAAGCTCAACCTTCTGCGGCTATGGTATCATCAGTAATGAATGATGAAAAAATCTTTGCTCAGGTAGATCCTACGTTCGTTCCATGGGGATCTTATAACGACATTATTAAAATCGTTAAGTCAGAAATGTTTTATCCAACATATGTTTCTGGTCTATCTGGTAACGGTAAAACATTCATGGTTGAACAGGCTTGTGCCAAACTCAATCGCCAATATATCCGCGTTCAGGTCAATCCTGAGACCGATGAAGATGATCTGATCGGTGGATTCCGTCTGATTAATGGCGAGACAGTTTTCCAAAAAGGACCTGTTATTAAAGCTATGGAAACTGGTGCAATTCTCCTCCTTGATGAGATTGATCGTGCTACAAATAAGATTATGTGCCTGCAGGGAATTCTCGAAGGCAAGCCAGTTCTTGTCAAAAAGACTGGTGAGACTATTCGACCTTCTAAGGGATTCAATGTTATTGCTACCGCAAACACTAAGGGTAAAGGTTCAGATGATGGCCGATTCACTGCGGCTTCTATTATCGATGATGCATTCCTTGAGCGTTTTGTTATCTCGGTAGATCAAAAGTTTCCTTCGTTATCAGTTGAGCGTAAGATTGTTGCTAACCATATGGATAAGTATGGGGCTGTCGATACAGCGTTCTGTGAGAATCTAGTAAATTGGGCTGACATTATACGTAAAACTTTTTATGATGATGGTATTGATGAGGTTATTTCAACCCGTCGTTTATGC